ATTTCGTTCCACTTGGACGATACCCACGAGCTAATCTGACCCAGGGCACCCGAAATGATGCTCACCATTTCGTTCCATTTGGACGATACCCACGAGCCAATCGCCGACAGCACACTGCTGATGATTGCCTGTATCTCGTGCCATTTTGCGTTCACATATGCGGCTGCGGTTTCTAGTGCGATGCGTATTGTCTGTGTGACGTTGTCCCAGGTCTGGCCGACCCACTGGATAATTGGGGTTAGGAATGCTTGCACACCGGCTACGATGTTATTCCAGACTTGATTAATGAAATCCACTATCGGCCCCAGGATAGCTTGTGTCATTGCCACAACGTTATTCCATACGTCCGTGACGATGTTCACGAAGCCATTCCAGGCGGTAGTCCAGAAATTCACAATCGGCGTGACAATGGCGACGATTCCCTCATAAATCAGGATGCCTACCGCGACAATGGCGATCAGGATTCCCTGGCCTACGGCGGTCACGATTTCCACGAGCTTATTCCAGCCCGTCTGAAAGGCTTCCACTATTGGGGTCATGAAATTCACGACAGCCTCAGTGATTTGCGTCCAGATGGTCGTGAGGAATTCCACTATTCCTGTCCACACGTCCGTGATAACTTGTGAGACAGTTGTGAATACCGTTGTTACGGTGTCCACTATCCCTGTCCAGGCGGTAGTCAGGAAATTCACTATGTTAGTGATTACTTCGGTGAGGAAATTTACTACACCATTCCAGACGTCCATCATAAATTGTGTGATAGCCGTCCACACTTCTATCGTGGTCTGGGATATTGTTTCCCAGTTAGTCACCAGGAAGACCACTAAGGCCGTGATAAAAGCTATTATGCCTATCACGAGCGCCGCGATTGCGGCACCGATAGCCACGAATGGCGCACCGAATGCTGCGACGAGCGCACCTACAGCTGTCACCACAGGCGCTATAGCCGTGACGATTGATATGAGTATCGAAATTAGGGTGCCCACTACCGCCACGACGGCAATAATCGTGGCTGTCAGCTCTGGATTCTGACGCACCCAATCCGCGATAGCCTGGATAATTGGTGTAATTACAGGAGCTATCGCCTGAATAGCCGTCACAAGCGCACCGCCCACCACAGGGATAAGCGGCTGAATCGCCTGCAGCAGCGATGTAAATACGGGTGCTGCAGCTTTCAGCGTCTCACCAATCACAGGCCCCAAAGTCGCAGCCATTTGCCCAAAAGTACGGGCCAGCTCACCCACCACAGGCGCCACCGACGGGATAGCCCCAGCTAGCGCTTTCACCCCATCCACTACGCCTTGCACTAGGTCTTTGAGGCCTGATGCTACGGCGGGGTCGGAGAGGGCTTCTCCGATGCCTTTTGCTAGCTCGGATACTGCGCCTGCGATTTTCACCATCGCGTCGTTGATTGTGGGTAGTAGTGATATGAATGCGCGGCCTAGTGCTCCCAGGCCGGGGCCTAGCGCTTCGACGGCTGCATGTGATGCTTTGAAGAAGCCCACGAGCGCGTCACGGCCTGCGCCGTCTGATATGGCGGCGTTTACGTTCCGTAGGGCGTCGGTTAGGGCGCTCATGGATGTTCCGCCCGCTTCATTCGCGGCGGATGCTACGGCGCCTAGTATGCCGACTACCTGTGTGAGTACCCCGCCTAGCTCTTTGGCAACATTTATGGCGGACGATATGGCGTCTGCTGCTGCGGCTGATTCAGACCATTCACGGAATTTTTCGGCAAAGCCGTTGAATGCGTCTGCTATGGCTGGGAGGTATTGGGCGCCGACAGCACCAATATTGATGATACCCTGCGTAAAATTCCCCACTCCTTCGCCGCTGATATTCACAGCGTCAGCGACGGACTGGAATAGTGAGCTGATCTGCGGCGTTGATTGCGTTACCGCTGTGGATATTGCGCGCGCCCAGTCCGTGAATTGGAATGAAATCTCTGTTAGCCCTGTCTTGAGGGTTGGCAGTAGGGTTGTCACCATTTCTCGGATTGGTGCGGCGGCGTCAGCCCAGAATGCGCCTGAGACGCTTTTCTGGATGTCAGCGAATGCAGGCCCCAGGTCACCTAAATACTGTTTTGTGTCTTTGAGGGCCAGGGATAGTGCGGTGATTCCCGCACCGGCACCTAGCATCAGGCCGGGTAGGGCTATCGCGGCGGGCGCCATTGCGACGAGCGCCGACCCTGCACTGAAAATATTGGAGGTGAGGGCGCCCATGAGCGGGGTTATGGTGCCTATAGCTAGAACGGCCTTTGACACGCTCGGTGTGAGCCTGTCCATGTTCGTTACTACGTTTTTTACGCCACTCCCCAGGTCTGACAGCACCCGCCCACCGGATAGGGTGGCGAGCGTCGCCTGAGCTGCAGCGAAGGCTCCCGCGTTCACTGTGGGCACTATGTCTACCGTGCGCATGTGCGTCAGCAGCTTTAGCCGCAGGCTTGCCAAGCCCGTGTCAGCATCAGCATTCACCGTCATGTCTTTTTTGTCGGTTAGCTTGTCCAGCTTATGCTGCGCGCGGGCCGTATCAGCATCAGCGTTGATGGTCGCCGCTGTGCTCTCGATCCTGCGCACCATGTTAGCGATGGACGCACGGAAAGCCGCTGATTGCTCCACGCCGACAGGGATTTTCGCGCCGCGCACCTGGCTTTTCAGTTGAGCCAGCATCCGGTCTAGGTCACTGCGGATACGCTCACCGTCCATAGTGGCGGGGATATTCAGGTTAGCGGCGTGCGCGGCCTGCTGAGCCTTAGCCAGCTGCGCCTTGAAATACCCCGTGTCCAGGTCAGCGTTGATGTCCACATGCGACTTGATGGAATTGAATTCCTTCTCAGCACGAGACTTAGCAGCAGCGAGCGCTGAGGTGTCCATATCCACGCGCACCTTGGCGCTGAGGCTTTGGAGGCTACTGCGCAGACGATTGAGTGCTTCACGGTCGAGCACGGGCTTTATTTGCACTTTGCCTTGTACGCTGCGTTCGACGCGCTCTAGGACAGTTTTCAGCTCTTTTTGGAGGCCCCGCGTGTCTGGGAATACCCTTACACCAATTTTCCCTAGCGACATGCTGCGGCCTCCTTCTTATTGCTGGCTTGTTGCTGCTTCCATGAATCCTGCCAGGTCTAGGTCTTTCACGGTGGATGACCTGAATTCTTTGGTGCTCTTCTGTGTTGGGAGCTTGACTTGCTCGCTGCGGGTGAGGCGCTTGCCTTTGAGTTGGGCGTTTATGCCGTTGAGAATCCCGGCCAGCAGGTACGTGTCGCTGCTCCATCTGATGTTTTCGTCTGACCCTAGCAGCTCCGCGCGCCATGTCGATTCCGGGTCTGTCTTTAGTCGCTCCACGAGTGAGTAGGTGCGTGCCAGCTCCCGTGAGGTGCTGAGCTCTTCCACTTTTATTCCCATCAGGAATAGCTCAGCATCTAGAGATGGGTATTCATCGCACAGGCGGCGGAGCGCGACTATTCCCCCAGTAGCTGCTGCATCCCCAGGATCAGGTCGAATGCGCGGGACATGCCGCCCTTACCTGAGGTGAATTCCTCGAATTCGTCTTTGTCGATTGCAAGGTTTTCAGTAGCCCATTCGATCAGGTCAGCAACCTTATCGAAATCGAGCTTTGACAGGTCGATTTCCTGCTCTGATGCGTTTTTCACGTCGAAATCTGCGCCTAGAATCGCGGTCATGCGGCCCGTGAATCGCGCCTGCTCGGCGGCGGTGAAAGTCTTGATGGGGCGCATCAGCTCGGCGCCGGGGATGTCCTCAAATTTGATGGGCGCCTGGGTCTCTGCTGCGGTTTTGGTCTTTTTCGCGGTCATTTTCTTTCCGTCTCTCTAAAATCTATGGGGGTATGGGGTGCCCCGCCACGGCGTGTTTCTGTGGCGGGGCTTCTGGGGGTCTTTATGCGGGGTTGTAGTCGCGCGGCTCGAAAATCTCGTAAAGGGTCAATTCTTCATCTGCGAGCACTGCCACAGAGATAGGAATCTCGGTGAAATTCTCTAGGTCGAACTTGGGATGGCTGCCTGTCATGGTGGTGTTCGGGTACCCGATTGCGGCGATGGATGCACCATCCTCCATGACAATCATTACCATGCCTTTACGCTCCACAACCTTGTCCTTGACCTGATAGGACTGAGATTCCTCTTTGTAGGCGCCGGATGCGAAAGCGACCTCAAAGGTCTCTTTACCGATGTGGACACTGTTAATAGTGCCTGTAATCTTCGTGTCAGACCGGACAGCGCGTGCTTTCTTCTTGCCCCAAGTCCTTTTGTACTCGATTTCGCCGCCTTCGGCCTCGAATTCCACAACGTTCTCGCCGGATGTGTCGCCTAGGAATTTCCAGCCCTGCCAGGTCTTAGCGTCGGCCATTTTGAATTTCGTGAAATTTGGGTACGGGGTCTTATGGGGCGCATAAAAGACATACCCCAGGCCCGCGATGTGCAGCTTTGTGCCATTCAAATCTAGTGCCACAAGCAGCCTCCAATCTATGGGTTATTGCGGCGCGCGACAATCGACGCCACCGCCGTATACTGAAAAATCGTTGCCCCCGCCACCTGTGCAGAGGTAATACTCATTGGCTCCTGAGTCAGACGCACCCGCGTCAGCCACCCCTCACGCCCTGACCCCGGCACCTGATCCACAGAATCCAGAAGCGCATCCACCGCCGCGTCACATACATCACGCGCACGCACACGAGATGCGGCGAGCGCAGTTAGCGTTACGTCAGCGACGGTGCCGTGCCCGGCGCGGGGCGCGTTCCGTACTGGGGTTGGTGAGCTTACCTCGTAGATGACTACGGGGAGCTTTTCAGGGTTGAGGGTGTCTGTGAGTGCGGCGGGGTTTACGCGGGTGGGGGTGAGCTTTTCGAATAGTGCGGCGTGGACTATTGCCTGCACGTCTATAGTGGTGGACACTCGCTCACCCGCCTATCTGTATTTAGCCGCTGTCTTACCGAATGTATGGTGACCGGGCACGAATTTCCCTGATGGGGTGATATGCCCTAGCTCGATTGCGGCGGCGTCTGGATCGTCTGATGTGATTAGCTGGTCGTGCACGCCCTGCTGTGTCGTCACCCGGTGCCTTTTTATGGAGCGCTTGAAATCCCCTGTTTTCTGTGGGGCGAGCGCCCGCGCTGTGGCTGCGACTTCCTGAGCAGCAGCCGTAAATTCGGGGTCTTTCGATGCTATACGGGCCAGCATCAGCTCGGCGTTCCGACTTACTTCTGCCATTATTTCGCCTCACTGTCGTATGCTGCGGCGTAGACTTTGATATGCCCGGTTGTTCCTGACATTCGGGATTTCAGTGCTTCGCCGCGCTGCTCGTATGCTTTGCCATCGATGATGATTTGAGAGTACGGGCCACCGGGCCAGGGTGCGCCACCGTGCTCATTAGGCCAGTATTTGACCCTGTACACGGTAGTTGCCCCGGCCCCGGCCAGCTGCTCCGTTTCTTCTGCGGATGCGGGCTGTACATTGCATTGCACCTGCACCGCTTCTGGGGATAGCTCGCTCACGGTCTCACCGTATTTGTCGATAGTCTTTACACGTGTCCTGACATGTACCGTGTGGAGGCCCCTGCGGATAGCTGACACTCTTATCCCCCCTGCGGGTAGTATGTGCAGGCCATATCGTGCCCTTTACCGAATTTCCGCTGAAAATCCAGGTCAGGGCGCTTGCCTGCACGGTGTGCTAAGTAGCCGTCCATAGCTGGGGCGACGGACTCGAAGCCGCCGACCCCCAGCTTTTCCCATTCCGCAGGTAGGATGTCCAGCAGCCCTGAGGCTACCATGAAATTCAGGCGGTAGCTGTACCCGTCTTCTGATTCGGACGAGTATATGCCTGAATTATCGGCGCGCAGCACGCGGGCGACGGATTCAGCCTCTATAGCAGCGACGGTATCGAGAAATACGCGGTCTGCTAGGCGGGCGTCTAGGTCTCGGATACGCACCCGTATCATGGTCTCTACACGGTGCAGTAGCGCATCCAGGTACTTACCTTCGTCGCCCCGCAGGTCGCGGCGGAGGCTGATTTTCACGTCTTCCACTGATGCGACTGCCACGGTGCTTACTCCTCTTCGCTATCTTTCTTCGCTGCTGCGGTCTTTTTAGCGCGGGTCTTAGCAGGGGCGGGCTTGGCGTCAGTGTGCGGCTCCCACGGGCCGGGCGGCTCTTCCTCACTGGTGATTACCGTCCCGAATACGAGATGCTTATACTTCGCCTCAGCCATGCTCTTATACCTTGTCGTCGTAGGCGACGAAGGCCTTAGCGTCAGTGAAGCCCCAGCCGAACTGAGCCTCTACAACGAAAGCTTCCATATTCTGCTGGAAGAGGTGCACGGTGGTGCTGCCGTCCTGGATGGTCGCCTGATCCGACCGGCGAATAGTGATATTCTGCACGAATCCGTAGCGGAGAGTGCTCCAATCGCCCGCGAAAGCGCGCACCTTTGTATCCTCAGCGGCGCCGACCTTGCCAGAGACTACGCGGCTGAATCCGACAGGCGCACCAAGCAGCGATCCAATATTCTTTGTGATGTCGAATCCGTCAGCGTAGATAGCGCGGCCCAGGGTATCAGTCTGGCCCAGCACCCGCGATTTCATGGACTTGTCAGCAGCGAAGCCGGACACATCAAAGTCGAAGCCGTCAGCAAGATTCACCAGGTCAGTACCGGCCAGCAAGTCAGCGGAAATACCGCCGTTCTCCTTTGTCGCCGTCCCCAGCTCCACACGGTTTGTGGTCTGGTTTACGTATTCCTGGCCGGAGATGGTGTTACCGGTCAGAGCGTCCTTGCCGTGCAGAATTGCAAGGTCGAATGCGCGGGTAATCGCGGCGGCTGCCTGTTCCTCCATCAGCTTTAGGTAGCCGATGTTGTCAGCCTGGCGGGCCTCCATGTCCCAGTACATCAGGGCTGCTACCTTGATGGGAGTGATTACTTTACTCCGTACTTCCATGTTTGTTACGGGCTTGAGCTGGCCCGCGCCGACCACACCAGCCTGCGGCTGCGTAGTCTGGAAAGCGATAGCCTTGCCAGTGATAGGCATAGGTGTTTTCTGTGCGAGCTGCTGCACGACAGACTTCTCACTCACACGGCCAATGATGTTATCCACCATCGGCTTAGGAAGCACGCCACTTGTCTCAAGCGACTTAAGGGTAGTTGCGCTCATAAGTGCGCTCCTTTCATCAAATTATTACTGTTTAGTCCCAAAAATTTGTTCCACATATGCCTGATATGGGTCTTTGGACACTTTCGCCCGCTGCGACGGATCGACAGGAAGCCGTGGCTGCTTCTTCTCACCGCCCTGCGCGGCGGGAATCTTAGAGGCCAGGAAATCCACAGCCGAAGCAATTTCTTCCGCATCACCCCCAGGGATAAAGGGAATGAGATCTAGCGGAAGCCCCGCAGCAGCGAGCGCCTTGGCTTTCGCTAGCTCTGCTTTTGCGTTTTCTAGCTCTGATGCCAGGTCGGTGGATGGCTTTTCCTCAGCTTTAGCGGCGTCAGCGGGCTTATCCTCTGCCTTTGGCTCAGCAGGGGATGTATCAGCCTCAGCTTTAGTGGCGTCAGCGGGCTTATCCTCTGCCTTTGGCTCTGTCTTGGCGGCTTTGAGGGCTTTGTTTTCGTCTCGGAGGGCTGCAATGAGCTTTTTAGCGCGCTCAGCGTCGAATTCCTCGCCGTTTTTCTCCCAGGGGGCCTGCTCGCTGGTGTTTTCCTCGGTTTCTTCTGGCTTTTCTGCTGCCTGGCCGGTCTTATTCATGCTTTTTCCTTCCTCTGTGCTGCTTCGCGTTCTTTATCGGCGTCAGCTAGGGCTTTTTCCACGGCTTTTTTATGTCTACGTGCTAGTGGGGTGCTCGTGTCGTACTGTTTCGCTTCGGCTCGCTTGTCTGTGATGTCCAGGCGACCGCCTTTAGCGCGCATTTCCTCTAGATATTCTTCCAGGATTGCTGCCTCTGACTTGCCCCGGTACTTCTCAGGGTTTTTCTTGGCGTCCTTATCGGTCTCCCGCCGCACCTTGTCATAGAATTCACGGAGCTTCGCGGCCTCTTTTTGGCCCACCCAATTGTCAGGCTCCCACACGGGCACTACCGCGCAGTCGCACCCATCGTGAAATTTCCGCTGGGACACCTCACGGTACGCCTCACGGCGAGCGCGGGTCTTTGCGGCCTCGAATTTTTGGCCTTGCTTACCGGTTTTGATTTGGCGGCGCCCGCCACGGTATTTCGCGGCGAGCGCTGAGGAGTACACGGCGCCGCGTGAGGCTAGCATTATGCAAAATCCACAGTTAAATTCGCCGGTGAGCACGCGCGCCCACCCTACGGGCCGTACCCTGGGGGCTGGGGTGTATGCCCCTTCGTCGCCGTCTTCACCGTCTTGCGCTGCTGCGGCTATTTCTTCGTCGGCGCGGCGTTCCAGATCGTCTAGCGCGTCGAATCCTTCTAGGGTGACTGTCTCACTCTCTAGGTTTTCTTTCTCTGCGTCAGAGATAAAATTTTCTATCTCTGGGTCTAGGACGGCTTTTTGGACTTGGCGGCGGGCTGCTGAGGTGATGTGCCTGTCCATTGCCCGCAGCAGCGTCTCGTCGCTGCGGTTCTGGTAGTCCCGCAGGAGCTTCCGCACGGCCCGCTGGCTGTAGGCGTCTGGGGTGGGAAGGTAGGCTTGCGCCCCGTGCTGCGCGGCGCCGTCTATGAGCATCTGGTTACCGACCTGCACAGCGTCTAGCCGTGCCGCCTGCATGAGCTTCCATATCTGCGGCACGGCCTTCTCAGTCGATTTGCTGTCTGTGCGGTCGATTGATTTCAGTAGCGGCAGGATTTCCTTGCGGAATCGGCGGGTGATGCGGTCGATCAGCCGCAGGTACACGCCTATCGGGTGCATAGGTTACCCCCCTACTGTGCTGGCTTCCCTGTGGTCGGTGTGCCGCTCACGCGCCATTTGCTCAGGCGACAGCCCCAGGTACTCACGGGCTGTCTCTTCCGTGATGATTCCCTGAGCGTGTGCCTGCAGCATGAGAGCATTCCGTGATGAAACGGACGCTACGGCGGGGTCACGCCACCGGGCCTCTAGAGTCTCTAGCCCGTCCACTTCTACACCGGCGAGCGCTAGTACCATGCGTGCGATGTCTTCTACCGCATCACCGAAAATGTGCTGCTTCATCTCAGCGCGGGTGATTAGCCGGTCTTTTGCTGAGCGCATTGCCTCTGCTGAGGCCGGGTTAGAGTCGGCTGATATTCCCATCATGAACGGGGGTATACCGGTCAAGGCGGATACTTGCTGCGCATAGACCTTGAAGCTGTTGATGATTTGGTTCAGGTCTGAGCCGGGTATCGACCCTGCTGTGGAGCCTTTCGGCCCAACGATGTAGTGTCCAAGGTATGCTTCTACGCGGCTTTTTTGGGAGCCGTCGGCGTTTTTAAATTGGCTTTTCACATCATCGCCGAAAAGGTAACGCACAGGCATTGCCAGAAGCTCTTGCGCAACTTGTAGGTTAGTGAGTGAGCGTGAGGCGGCGTCGCAAAGGGTGGCGATGTCTTCTATCTCTGACTGGCCTTCCTCGCCGATTCTCTTGCGATTCACGAGCGGCACGACGGGCACACGATCATACCCTGTCTCAGCTTCCTCTATGAGTACTTCCAGGCTTCCCTCGACCTCGTACCAGCTGGTGATGCCAGGCTCATACACAGCCTTGAAGGTTTGATTGCCTTTACGGTACCGGCGCACAGCCTGGATGATGCGGCCTTGATAGTCTTCCTTGATAGAGAATTCATTACCTTTGTGGACGCTCAGCATGGGGATGTCACTGTCTTCACGACCCCCGGCTACGACGAAGGCCGCGCCCTGTATGAGGGCTTCTGTCAGCCCCAGAGTCAGCAGCGTATCAAAATTATTAGCCTGCAGAATCCGGTTAAGGTCTTCTGGTGGCGGCCCGTCAGCGAGCTTGAATCCCTCTAGCACGAGCGATTCCACAAGCACATCAATAGAGAGCTTGGGCCAGCGCACGGGCATTTCCAGCACGCGCATCTGCGGGGGGAGAGAGACGCCTAGCGCATCTACCCGCTTGTCGCCGTCGTAGTAGCTTTCCCACTTCTGTGAATTGCTCACCAGATTAGCCAATCGTCCTCACTCCCTTCTCGCTCTTTCTCCACCAGCCCCCAGTAGGCTAGTGTGCACGCCACTAGGGGCGATATGTCTTCTGACCGGTCTTCTCTTGTCCAATACCACAGGTCGGCGTTGCCTTTTGAGCGGCGGCATGCCTGCACTGCTGAGTCCAGCTCGTCTTGCCCGGTGTGCCGCACTTTCTGGCTCACCAGCGCCTCGTAAAATGAGCCGCAAGACTGCATGTATGTGCGGTTATCCAGGCCAAGCGCGGCCCGGTTGAGCCGTGATTTCGCGCTGATTATCTCTGCGGTCTGGGATGCGCCCGCGTAGACAATATTCACAGGCTGCCATTTCTCACGCAGCTCTTCCAGGCGGGCATTTACCCACTCGGTGCCTACCCGCCGGTCAATGACCTCAATATGCACCTGTCCGTCTTCACGCCATGACGCGGCGGATATTGTGGAAACATCACGCAGCGGGGTTACGTCCACACCAAAAGCAACTTTCGGGCCTGGCAGCGACGATTCGTCCAGCGAGTCAGCCCACACCTGAGCATTGATAGCTGATATACCGCCGATTTTCGCCCAAATCCCTAGCCGCTCACGCTTAAAATGCTCGTCAGACATGGAGCGCCGCTCACTGTCCACGTACTCGCCACTGATGCGGTGCCCCAGGGCTGGGTTAGCCATTGCCCACATCTGCGGGTCAGCTGGATCAGCATCATCTGGGGTGCTCCATTCGTAGAAAGCAAGCCTTTTTTCGTCTGCTGGGTCTAGTGCGCGGCTGCGTATCTTCTCTAGCACCTTCGATTCAGGCATACCAGCGGAGGATGTGTACCAAATCTGTGGGCTGGCGTGCATGGACTTTGACGCTAGTGTAGGCAGCATCGCAGCCTGCACGGCCTCTGGCAGGTCGTAAGCCTCGTCAAATACCACCAAATCAGCGGTGAAGCCACGGGCCGACCCACGCGAGCGCGCTTTGAAAAGGATACGATTCCCGTTCTTTGCGCGCAGCAGCATACCGCTGTTTCCGGTGCGGATGCCTGACATTTTCCCTTGCGGGTCGCCCTTGTATCCCTGCATGTATTCGGCCAGCTCGCTATTCCTGATTAGCGATTCGAGACGCTGCATATGCTCCACCGCTGTAGAGAAAAGGTGCGCGGAGTGGATGACTAGCTTCTCACCAAATAGGAACATGGCAGCCAGCTCACGGGCCTCTAGAATGCTGCCTTTGCCGTTTTGGCGGGGCACGATTAGCCCCACCTCAGTAGCAACCCATTGCCCATCTAGCCGCTCGCCTAGCGACCCGCGTAGCACATGCTCCTGCCAGGGGTCTAGGATCAGACCGGAGGCGGCGGCCAGGTCGATAGCATCATCACCTGCAGAGGTGAAATAGGTGGGGGTTACGTCAATACGCGGGGTCTGGTGCCCCATGAGGGTTTGCTCACTCAATGCGACATCCCCCTTTACGAGCCTCTGACGGGACTTGAACCCGTAACACTCCGCTTACAAGGCGGATGCTCTTCCAATTGAGCTACAGAGGCAATTCTTTTTACTCTTCGCTGTCTTCTTCGCCGGTGCTGGCCCGCTGAGCGGCGAGCATACGCTCTTGCCTGCGTGCGGCCAGCTTCTCTAGCATCGACTCTCCCTCAGGCTTCTGTGCAGCGGTGAGCTGCGCTATCTCCTCTATGCATTCCTGCTCAGCCTTCGCAAGCGGCGCAACGTCACGCGGGTTAGCGACCACCAGGGCCGCACGGATGCGAGCGCGGCGCCACCTCGCAGACTCTAGAGGGTCTTCAAAGGTGGGTACTTCTATTTCTTTGACGTGCCCGTATGCGACGAGCTGTGAGACGATCTCGAATCCTTCGCGGGCGCGGGGCTTTATTTTTACCTGCTCGACTACCTGCGGCTGCTCGGCGGGCTGCTCATGAATTTTCCGTTTTTCCTCGGCGGCGCGTGCCCTGCGGTTCGCATTGTATTCACGGGCTGCTTTCGCGCATTCCTCGCAGGGGGACTCTTTCGCCCTCAGGTGCCGCTTGTATGCGCCCCAGGTGCCGCACTCTGCCAGCTTGCGGGCCATGTCAGCACCTCCAAAAATGGCAAAGCCCTCCGCCGGGAAACCCTATAGGCGCCCTGGGGAGGGATACGACTATGACCGTAGGGGGTCAGGTGGTGTGGGGGGAGGGGTAACCCCCTGGGTATGCAATGGGAATCATCTCTTAGGAATCACCAGGCAATGGTTGTACGGGGGGGATTTATCTGCGATTTTAGCCTGCGTTTACCGCGTGAACTGTTACATTTACGATGTGCTTGCAAGATTGTTCCGTGAAGATTCCCACCCGTGCCGATTGCGTCGATGTGGTCTGCGGTAAAGCTCATGGGGTGCGTGTAAGGTAGCGATAGGTCGATGGGTTGGCCGCATAGGTGGCAGGGTTCCCCGGTCTTCTCAACATGTTCTCTTAGCTGCTGAGTGGCGCGGCGGTAGTAATGGTCGTTGTATTTGGTTTTCGTTGGGGCCATACTCCGCGCACCACTTCCTTTCATCAGATACGCCAAAGGCGCCGGGCGGAAATGAAATGGAAAAAGACCCGGCGCCTTCCTGAAAGGCAGTTCAGCCCTGAGGGTTTTCTCCCCCTCATGAGCCTACTCACTCTGTGCATGGCTGAGGTATTCCGGGCACACTCCTAGTGAGCACACTCAGCATACACCCTCACCGTGGCTTTTAGCAAGCCGGGGCAACGCTCGCCGCATCCAGTGGGGCCGGGGCGGTAGAGTCTGCCAGCTCCCATATCTCATGACGCCGCCACACCGCGCCGCAATAATTGCACTCGATGTGGTCGATACGCTCGCTGTCTTTATCCCACACGGCCTGCATTGTCTGCTTCTTCACTGCGAGGCCGTCAAAGTCAGCGACTACGTAATAGTAGTATCCGCATGATGCGCAGCACTTATCTACTGGGGTACGGCGCACAGGGTGCAGCAGATCATCAATCATTTCAACCCACCCACGCGCAGACTCAGCCAGCCGCGACGCCAACTCAAAAGAAAGCTGATACGTGTTATCCCTGATGCTGCACATCACCGCATAGAGCCTGTACTTTCCAGGTGCAGGCAGAGCCATAATATTCATCCACCCCTGCGCCTGCAGCATGATCTGATTCTGCACATCCAGCGCATCCACAGACAAAGGTGCCGCTGCAGCAGCACCGCGCCCACCCCCACCTGACTCACCAGACGGGCACACCGCATCCTCCAGCTGGAACAGCAGCGCGTGCTCAACCTTATTCTTCTCTTCCTCCACCGCCGCCGGGTGAGTCCGACCAATCGTCAGAATCTCCAAAGAATGCCGCAACGATTGACGCACCGCAGCCTCAGCCACCACACGCGCACGCTCCTCCATCTCCTCAGCCTCAAACTCAGCAAAGAAATCCTTCACCGCTCCATCTCCTTCTTTTTCTTTTCCACATTGCCCTGCATCTCACGCATCACAGACCCATCCAGCCAATCAGCCGGACGCCACACACGAGCATCAACACCACACGCGGCCAGGCCCTCAAGCCAAGACACCTGCGCATCAGACACACGACCCCGCGCAGTCTTCAACTCACGATAGATCACACGACCCTGCCGACGATTCATCAGCACCAAATCAGGAAAACCCGCAGGCGAACGCCTCGAATCGTGAGTGTGGTAATACTCCCACCCCAGACGCCGCGCCAACTGAATAACCATCGACTGGAATTCAGACTCAGACCACGAATCAGCAGACCTAGCCCTAAAAGATTTAGAATCCACTCACCCTCCTCTCCTCCGTCTACTCCTATGCCTCCTCCTAGATTTACGACGCACAGGAACAGAAATAGAAGCAACAGTATCTCTAACAAATGGCTGACCGTCCCGACCCGACCCGGCACTTCCCAATCCGTCGGAGTCAGATTCGGAGTGATTGGGAGTCTCAGAATGTGGGCACGGTCTGGCAGCGCCCACAGGAGGCGAGGCCGCCACCTCACCCTGTGGAGCGCTGACCGTCCCGACCCGACCCGGCGGATCCGAATCCGTCGGAGTCAGATTCGGAGTGATTGGGAGTCTCACATTATGAAACACATCCGTGGCGGGGAGCGAGCTACACGCAGACGAATCATCATCCACAACCGCGACAGGAGCGGGGCAGTCTCGCACGCCGGATGCCTCCGGCGCGGGCGCACAATCCCCACCCCCCTCACAGGAGCTCAGCATCAACCCACCATCAGACCCCGCAGCCCCAGCCTCAGCAAGCGCCACACTACGATCCACGAGCGGCTTCTCTGACTCTGGCGACAGATCGACGCGCACGCCATTCTCCGCCAGAAAATCTACAGTCTTCTGCGCATAATACGGCCTCTTAGGCTCAGGCAACAGCGCCTTACCCCACGCCTCATTATTCTTACGCGTGCTATTACACCCACGACACGACACCACCAAATCATTCACCGACTCAGCAGCCCGCCCCGCATCAACATGATCATACGTCGCACCGCGCAAGGACTTCTGATCCCCCCAATACACGACACGCCCGCACCACCTGCACGCATCACCATCACGCGCACGCACAGGAACAGTCAAACTCTTATTCCGGGTGTCATTCCGCTGACGATTCTCCCACTCAATCTCATCTTTGAGGCGCATGTGGAAAAGCTCAGGGTCATCAATAATCCTATAAAGAGTCTGACCCTGCTCACCCTCAACAACCGAAAAATAACCACACGCCACAGCAGCATCAGCCAGAACACGCCCACGCTCAAAACCCGCCACCGCAACAACAGTGCCCATCTCAACAACATAATCAGTCTTGAAAGCAGCACTCATAGCCGCACACATCGCAACAAACCCAAAAAGCTCATTCTTAAGACGCGCATCAGCCTCAGGGAGCGACCAAGCCCGCAAAACAACCGGGTGAGACGCCGCAGTATCCCCAACCCTCAACCAAGGCATGACCGCCCCCTAACCATCAAATAAATAAACCAACAAAAACCAGCTCAGCTACTCACTAGCCAAACCAAAATCACCCTGAGAAACATCCTTCAACCCATCCGCAAAATCAGACAGAGCCGAAACAACCTCTTGAGCGCTCGCTGCCTCTATCATCGGGTCAGTACCCTCAATGCTCTCAGCGATGATTGCGATACGAGCTGCAGCAGCCCGCACCTTTTCCTGCTGCTTCTGCGGCGGATTTTCCTGCGTGCTCCACGCGCCCACGAATGCCACGACCCGCTCACCAAAAACTGCGACTATGCCCTTTTCCGTGGTTACCATCCCATCAGTGCCGTAGGTATCAGCAGCCTTTTTCAGCTTCCCGTATGCAACCGTACTCACAGTACCGGCGCACGGCGCAGGCTTCCCCAGCGGGTGATTACTGATACCTTTCAAGATTTCACGCCACGGTATTTCATCCCACTCTGCGCCCGCGAAAGATAGCGAAGCAGGCGAGTGCATCGTGCCGTCTTCCGTCAAGGTAATCACTTGCTCACGCACACCCAATGCCGCGTAATCCTTACTGACTTCCACGCTCACGGGCACCGGATCATCTTTCTTAGGCTTAAAAATTGCGGTGATTTGCTTTAGCTTTTCACGGTCAATAGCAAATTCCACCATCTCACCATCAAATCCGTAAATAGGGATTACAGCAGACACTAAAAGACGTGCCGCACTGTCTGCTGTCGCTAGCAGCAGATTACCGTCATCGGTGGCCCTGCAGTAGACCATCTCACACGAACCCGCTTCTACGTGCTCACCCGTGCGGCGTGCCCGCGTAACCGGCGCTAAAGAACTCAGGGCTGGTTTCAGCTCCGCCGCATCTACAGTAAACTTAGCCATTTTATTTCTCTTTCTTGTTTATTTCTTTTACCCATTCTAGGTAATGTGCCATACATAGCCCGCTCGATTCCACAGGATCGCCGCATCGGATGCATTTGTCTATGCCTAGTCGCTCTCGGCGCTGCTTCTCATATGGCGAGATGTACTGCGCTTCACCCGCCTGCATCTGCCTGATGCTCCTTAGCGTGGTGGCTCTTGGCACGCTCAACGATTTCTTCCCAGGCATCCAGCAACACTATACTGCTTTCCGCCTGAACGGTGAAGCTTTCCGTCTTTCTGCATATATTGCACACATGCCTGAACAGCGTCCCGCTGCTTCTTCCGTCCATTGCCTGCAGGTCTTCCTTCAAGCATACAAAGTCCATTTTTCCTCCTCATTTCCTTATACAAGGATTTTAGACTATTGGCGACGGTCTTGCAAAATCGCATTGCTATTCGCGTGTCGTGATGCTGCGGCGAAGGCTAGGCGGTACCCCTTTCCATCATACTCATACAGCGTTCCTTGCTCTGCGCAGTCCAGGCACTCCCACGTCCAGAAATTATCTATCACACTGGTGCGTACCTTTGTCTTATGGCTCCGCCACCCCTCACTAGCTGGAATCTTCCACACGCCCATCCTATATTCCAGGAGTTCCGGTGAGCTAATCATTTTCAGCCACTCGCCCACTGCTAATTTTTCTTCCTTGCTGAGTGAGCGCATTTTCAGCAGACGGTCTTTCAGCGCTGGGATCGTCACAGCCGTAAATGTGCATGACCGCTCACCTTCACGGCGGCACTTACGGTCAATCGTGAATTTCCGCTTTGCCTCAGCTGGCACCCCAGTCAGCGTGTGCCCATGCCCACTTTTCCCCAGCACAGCATCAATATCTTGTGCAACAATGTAGATTGTCCCGTCCGTGTAGATTGTGCGGATCGCTTTACCCCAGTCACGACCTTTCCAGGCTGACATATAAATTACATCGTGAATCATTTCTTTTCCTTCTTTCTATTTTGTGAGCGCATACGCTATCAATATTGCGTAGATGCACACCAGGGCGTAACATAATGCCTCTGCAATATTTTCGCCTATCTTATTTTCCATGAATGCCAGTATCTTATCCCATATTTTTGTGATTACTTTTTCAAGCATAGGCCCTCTTAAAAGTATTACGCATCCCTACCCCCTTGCCATCCTTATATTTATATATAAATCTGACACAGCGCGAGCCAGGCTCTTATATTCTTCCCTCAGCTCTTCATGCAAGGCTATGTGCATCATCCAGGGTGCAGGACATGCCTGCACTAGCTCATACACCCATATTGCCTCTTTCTCCATCTCAATTAGCTTATTCGCTATTTGGACGAGCCAGTAGCTACCACAGCTACCCTTAATGTCGAATTCTGGCATTTTCACTGAATCCATACCCCGTGCGTCTGATATATTCACCTTACACGTAATTTTCATTATTCCCCCTCTACCGTATATGAACCATATTTGCTTACCGTGCCGTCGCCATTATAGATATATATCTTCTTCTCCTCGTGATTGAATTCTATTGGACTCACTGGGTTGAGTGCCGCCGTGGCAGCAGATGCGAGCGCATGGTTTTCGTCTTTGTCTTGTGCGCTTGTGTATGTGGCGGTGGTTTTGGTTTCTTTGGTTGTGGTTATTATTACTGTCTTTTTCATTTTATTTCCTTAGTGCGATTACCGTGTTTTGGTCGCCGTCTTCTGCGATGCTGATTAGCCCGTGCGTGTCGTATAGGCTTGCGATTGCTGCTTTGAATTTATTTTCTGTTATTCCCGTGAGTTTTATTATTTCTTTTTCTATTTCCTCGAATTCCGTGTATGGGCCGCCCTCTGGTAGTGTTTCCTTTAGGATTACCCATATGAGTTTTTCTTTAGCGGTGAGTCCAGGTATGGAGAGCGCTTCTCTTAGTCTTTCTGGAATAGCTGGGGTGCCGTCCATTTCTATGCTTCCCCTTTTTTGTGGCGTGTTTTTGATCTGGGGGTTTGGCGTAGGTTGTCGAATGCGTTGTTTAGGCTTTCGGTGGCTACACTTTTAGGCTTTGGTTTTGTTCCCCTGGGGGTGGGTATGTGCTCTAGCGCGTTTGCTATTGCCTGCAGGTGGGAGTGGGCGAATGCTATGCGTCCGCCGCCTGTTTTTCGTCCGCCCAGGTGGGGATATTTGCCCGCTGAGGCGCGTTCTTTGAGGGTGCGGGGGGATATTACTCCGCCTAGCATTTCTGATGCTTCTTGAGGGCTGTATAGCTTCTCGCCGATTATCATTATTTGTCCTCGAAATGCGCGGGGTGGCTGGTCTGGATGCCTAGCGTCTTGTCGGCTTCTTGTGAGATCGTCCAGTCTTCTTTGTCGAGCTGCTTTACGATGTGGTATTTTCCTCCTTCTTCGGTTTCTATCATTTCTATTTTTAGGTAGATTTTGCCGGATGCGTCTGTGATGTGAAGGCTTTCGATTTTGGCGCCGTTTTCCTCTGCGCACTTTTTAGCTTCCTTGCCTGCTGATACGCAGATTAGGAATTTTCGCAAGTCTTCTGCTGTGCTTTCCATTTTTTCGCACTCTTCTTTTTTGGCCTTATTTTCTGCCATCTTTTCATCTACCCTTTCTAGGTATTCTTTCTTATCTTGCTCTGATGCGCCCGCAATATCTAGCAGGGATAGCCCTATTTTCTTCCCAAGGGTTACGGCGAAGCTGTCTTTTCCGTTGTACTTTTCCATGTCTTTTCCTCCTTCTGGTTCTACGCCTTGTGTGCGCTGTATTTCCTCAGCGCCTTTGGGCTACGGTGTGTCACAAAGCGTTCTTTTTTCACTTCGTTTGCCAGCCGCAGGGCCGCTATGAATTCTCGCGCGGTTTTGCGTGTGAAATATATTTCGTTGTGCCCCCGGCCTTTTGAGGGCCGGGTTTCGGAGTATGCGTCTGGTATGAGGTATGGCGGATTGGGTTTCCTGAGCCAATGCTGTATGAGGTGGGTTTCTTTTACCCCACCCATTTCTGCTACGTCTGCTGTGGTGAGTAGCTTTTCTGGGGCCTGTTCTGGGGGTGGTAGGTGCCTGTATTTCTTTTTCCAGCTGGGGTGCCAGGCGGGGGTGCGTGTCATGGGGTTTCCTTTTCGTCTAGGGTCGGTGGCGGGCCGTAGGTTTTATGCTCGGCTCTGATCCAGGATTTCGCAGCCATTCCGATTGCAGCGAGTAGGGCTACGGTGGCGCCGGGCGCTGTGGCATAGCTTCCATTGATAGCTGCTTGGATTGCACCGGTGGCAGCGAATAGGGCTACAGCGGCCCATATGAGGGCGGGCCATGTGTGCTTGAGGGGCATTGCTTTCTTTTCCTTCTGTGCTTATTCGGCGGTGACGTCTTGGGCGTCAAGGTTTTCACGCCATGCGTTGAGCCTGTCACAGAGGCCATTCAGCACGACAACCATCTCTGTTTCTAGCGCGCTGACCGTGAGCGGCGATAATTCTATACTCAGCATCTCCGTGAGCACATTCAGCCGGTCTTCTGCCGCGTACACGTCCCGGATCGCGTCGTACACATTATCCTTGAGGCCTTTTTGCGATTTGGTTACGAATGGGTCTAGGGGATGCATATTTTTTAGCCTTCCTGATTTACGGATTTGCGGTTATTTTTATCGGTGGTGATGCGCGGTGCGGCGGTGGGTACTACGGGCGGGTGCTCAGTCAAGAGCCATTCAGTGGTTGCCCCGATGTACTGCGCCATCTTAAACAGCATGTCCATCCTCAGCTTGATTCGCCCGGTGAATATATGAGATATAAGATTCGGTGAAATTCCTATAGCCTCAGCGAACTTCACTTTATTTTTTCCTTGGTCGTGGAGTGCCAACTCAAAGTTCTTTTGCACTAGCGCAAGCTCTTCACGAGCGACTTCTTCTATTCTTACCATTTTTCCTTCTTTCCTCCCCGTCTTGCGGGTATGTATACACCGTACATCCTCAAATAAGGAAAGTCAAGGCACTTTACAACTCAAAGATTCAACCTTATAGTAAGGTTCATGGCTAAAAAATCTTCCGGGCCTGCTAACCTATTCGCCCAACTCAAATCACAACGCGCCGCAGCATAAACAAAAAGTACGGGCCGCAGGAAAAAATTCCTGCGGCCCGTACCCGCCTACACCCTATCCGTAAGGCAGACTCCCTAGACACGTAACACTATACAGCACCCACAGCACCTAAAAATTCAGGTGGTGACAGCGTCAGCAGATGGGAGCGAGCGCGGGGGTTTTATGTGTTTCGCCAGCGAATTATTTCGTGCTTTACCGGGCTTTAGCGTGTGGTGACTATCATGTTTTTTGTGTGGAGGGGTTTTCAAGTCCCCCCTCGCGCACTGTAAAGCCCCTAGTCAGGGTGGTGAGGATTCTATGATGATGACGCGGTGGCGGTTTTTGCTGACGCGGTGGTGACAATGGTGTCATGGCAGCTATAAGGAAAAGGAAGCGGAAAGACGGCACCGTAGGGTGGGCTGTGACGTGGCGTGAGGATGGTAGGCAGACTTCTCGGACTTTTTCGACGGAGACTGATGCGCGTATGCTGGCTGATTTTTTGAGTGCTAATGGTAATTCTTTTGAGTTGGCTGCGCGGGCGGCGGCGCGGGTGCGGTCTACGGCGCCGACGGTTGATTATGTGGTGCGGCGACATGTGGAGTCTTTGACGGCGATTACGAGCGGGACGCGGGCTAAGTATCTACGTATTTATGAGCGGCATATTATGGGGCCGCTGGGTGGTGTGCCTGTGGATGCGCTGACGCGGGATGATGTGGTGGGCTGGTTTAATCGGATTGAGCGGGCGGCGAAGACTAAGAAAAATATTCATTCCTTGTTGTCTGCGGCGTTGTCTTCTGCTGTTTCTGATGGATTGATGGAAAAGAATGTGGCTGCGGGGGTGCGGGCGGCGCGTGAGCTTCCCCGTAAGTCGGCGGTTTTTCTGACTCCTGAGCAGGTGGAGATGATCGCTGGGGCTATACGCCCTGAGTATGCTCTTTTTGTTCGACTGCTGGCTGCTAGTGGTCTGCGCTTTGGTGAGGCTGCTGCGCTGAGGTGGCGTGATTTGGATATGCGGGGTGAGCGTGTGGTCGTGCATGTGACTCGTGCGGTGAGGCGCACGGCGGATGGTGAGGCTATAGGTGCGCCTAAGACTAAATCGTCTGTGCGTACTGTGTCTCTTCCTTTGGGTGTCAGTGATGCACTCAGGGAGGCGCGGGGGGCTGCGGGGGTGGATGATCTGATTTTTCAGTCGCCGGGCGGGCGTACCTTGTCTAATGGGTTTTTTCACCGGCGTGTGTGGATTCCGTGTATGGATGCTATAGGGGCGCGGCTAGGGGTGAGGCCCCGTGTGCACGACCTCAGGCACACCCACGCCTCACGGCTCATAGATGCTGGTGTGCCTCTACCTGTGGTGCAGCGGCGGCTAGGGCATGAGTCTATCACTACTACAGTGAATACCTATGGGCACCTCGCCGTGGATGCTGATGCGCGGGCCGCTGCAGCGCTGGACTAACCCACCCAAAAATAAGTGTGTCCCATTTCACTGTTTCTCAACTTGTTTTCAAGTGTCAGAATATCCTACACTTGAAACATGAGGGAAACACCTCAGGAACTACTAACAAAGGAGCCTTAAAATGGCACGCACCTACACCACCCGCGACGAAGCAATTACCCGTGAGATTATCGAAGCTATCGAAGCAGGCGAAGCACACCGCGACGAATACGACATTGACGCAATCGCAGATCGCGTGCTCGGCGACTATGAAGAAGGATTTGCCCTCAAGGTAGACACTGACGAATTCTGGGAAATCGTAGCCGAAAACGAAATCTAACCCAACAAACACCCGAAAGCCCCGCCCAACACGGGCGGGGCACCCAAAAAAGGAGCACCCCAATGACAAACCTCAAAATCCAGCGAATCAGCCGCGGCTACCACTACATCATGCAAGGCAACCTGCGGATAGGCACAATGGAACGTAGCGAAGGCGGCCCCGTCCCCGGCGGCGGGGAATGGGTTGCGACGTACTACCCCTCAAGTGCCGACCTCATGGCTAATCAGTGGGACAGGCACGGACAAGCAGCAGCACACGGGCGCACCATGAACGAATGCCTCAAAGAATTTGCAAACAAATACTAAGAGAAGGAACGGCACAATGGAAAAACAGTACACGGCCCGCGTAATCGAAAACGGGAAAACCACAGCAGAATGCACCGGCACCCTGCAAGAGCTGGCAGACTGGGCATATAGCGACAGCATCGGCTCCTACAGCCGCCATATAGAAGAGGGTGAGCTACTTAGCACGCCCGGCGGTGCCTATGAATGGTTTATCGACTCCCCAGAAATGCAAGAGCACTACCGCAAGCAGCTCAGCACCCATGAAATACAAGCTTTTTGGGTGGATGAACACGATGCCCCGGTTACCTTGCATTCTGAGCCGATGCCGCTAACTCCTGAGGGGGTATCCGCGTACATTGGCCGCAGTGAAGAGAGTGGTAGTCACTACGGTCAGCAATGGTGGGTGCAAGTCGCAGAAGCCACGCAGGAAAGCTAGGGGGCTAGTATGGCTGAGCACTACGGGCTACGCGATGCAGAAAAAAAGCTAGGCATTGCCCCGTACACGATCACTCGCATTGATAAAAGGCACCCCTTGCCAGAGCCGACCGTGATTATAGACGGGCGGCCCGGCTGGACAATCGACGTGCTACGCGAATGGTACGAGCAACGCCCCACGCACGGCGGCGACCGCCACTCCAAAGATTTCAAGAAAAAGCGTGAACGCTAATGCAATACGAAATTCAGATATACACCGTACAAAAAGACCTTCAAATGCCTGTGGTAAAGATAATCATAGACAGGCCTACCACAGCAGAAGTAATCTTTTGCTTACGACAAGCTCTTGAGAAGAATTACGAATATCTACGTATCCGCCTCGGATTAGATTACTACAAACCTGGCGTGCTAGCATTCCTCCACGTATCAATACCTCCTCTTCCAGGGGATGACACTATCAAGCAGGCAGCACTTGATTTTCTTTCAGAAAAATATCTTGCGGTCACACCACGGGAATATACTGCCAATATCTACATTCCAAGAATTGGTGAGCACATTCCACGCACAGAGGCCTCTGTAAGCGTTCGCAGCACTCCCGAATCCGCTATTAGCGACTTAAAGCAGGCCATTAATAGCGAGTATGACTACATTTATAATCACTTAGATTTAAAAAATAATCTCCCCGTCATACATATTATTCAGCGCTTCCCCAATGGCACCGCTTGCTACGCTGATGAATCTATCCGTGACGCAATACGTAAATTCCTAATAGAAAAATATGTTGAAAAGACACAAGAGGAAAATTCTAATGGACAAAATAATATCTAGCACCCCCGCTGCTGCTGTGACAGCAGCCGTGGCAGCGCTACCCCCGCGCTGCAGCCTACCCTCCCCTAATCCCTCACTGGATACCTGGCTGCACAAGATGGGGTACGCCACCAAAGAAGGTGAGCGGTGGTGAGTGAATTTTTCTACCGCGACCCCGCAGCACGAGTGAAAGACCTTCTCAGCGACGGTTGGCGCATCATGCTCGAATGGCAAGTACTAAGCGGGTGGGGCAAATACTCCTGCCTTGGCCGGATCGTAGCGTGCGAGCCTGACACCGGGCGGCAAGTCTTCCTATCAGCCCTGGGGGTGCGACGGCCTAGCGGGCGGCCTTTACGTGAGGTGGTATCCTTTTCAGCCGCCACGGAGGCCGCTCTACGTAAAAAAATTGAGGAATACGGAGAGCGCATGATCCAGCCGCTAGGGCTTTCCGATGATGATTTTAGGAGCATTGATGAAAAATATTATGCAGTGCCGCAGTGAGACTGAGCGCCTACACCGTGAGGGATTTACCTTCGTCTTCGAGTTCATCGTGTACAAATACCCTGACCGCTACTCCGTGCTTCCTTTCCTGCAAGCTCAGGCCGAAAAAGATTACGCTGTGGAAGGCTACCCTGAAAAATCCCTCTCAGCGGGCGACAGAGTATGCGTACACATGGGCGATGCGATGTCTTTCCCCTGGGGTTCACAAAAAGACCTCATGCGTATGCTGAGCGAATCCACGCGCGAATATGCAGCGAGCGCGGGGGTTGGGGATTTGCCTTATGTCGTTGAGTTTTTTTATGTGGGTGTTGTGTCGTGATTTTGTCTAAGTCTTTCTGAATAAGAAAAATGGAGGCCCCGCCGCCTCAGAAAACCTGAGACGGCGGGGCCTTTTGTTTTTGGGTTAGCCAATCCACATGTGGATTAGGGATGCCCATAGCCAGAATGCGGGGCCGTAAATATTCATTCTCTTATCCTTCGCTGGTGCCTGCGTGGCGGGGATTATAGCCTGCGATCAGGTCAGTTTCTGCGGTGGGGTCGTAGTGGTCGCCCATGTCAGGGGCGGGGGGTGCGGGTGCGGCTGGGGGTGTGTCGAGCTTTTTCTCTATTCGGCTAAGGGCGTCGGTTACATCAGGGTGCGGCTCCATTTCAATTGTGGTGTTGGAGCGCACATTAATAATTGCTACAACGAGCGCGAATAGGGCGGGGATGATAGGCAGGTAGAGGGCGAGCTGTTCCTGCTTGATGATGCCGTGGGCGACTGCTACGGCGCCGATCAGGCCCGCTACGGTGTAGAGGGCGGTGCGGAGGTTAGCGAGCTTCTGGGACATTTATGCGTTCTCCTTGTCTTCGAGCTTTTCTGTGATTACTTTCAGGTAGTCGTTGGTGGCGTCTTGCTTCTTTTCCAGGCGCACCAGGTGCTCGTCTACGGTGCCTTGGACTTTGACGCCTGCTTTACCGGGGGTGAGGGCGTCCTTGATTTCCTGCACCTGCTTACTCATGTTGTCCACGCGCTGGAAGAGCGCACCGGCGGGGGTGTAATGACGCACGCCTTCTACGCCGGGGATTTCAGGGCTGAGAAGGTTAGCGATCTTGTTAAGGTTCGCGTTGATAGCTTCGAGCTGCTTTTCTGACATTTCGTCTCCAATCTTGCTGATTTGCGACACCATCTGTACTGCGGTGCCTCCTAGATGATTCCGTACCATTTGTACGAATTGCTGCCAGGGGAAGCCCTGGCCGGGGTCGGTGTGGTCTGACTGACGGAATACACGGCTTATAGCTGCGTGTGAGGTGATACCCTTTTCACCTGCTGCGAGCTGCTGGTCTGATAGCAGCCGGGCGGGGATGCCGTGGCGGCGGCAAATATCAGCAGTCAGCGCGGCGGCGCGGTTGAGAATCGCCTGCGACGGGGCGTCAGCCCACTCTGCGGGTGTCTGAGCGGCCCGGCCAGCCAGCTCAAGGTGAATGCCGTGGGCATTGCCTTTCTGCATGGCCGCCCATGCGCAGGCCCGCTCGTCCACGCACTGCACAATCGAATCAGGATCAACACAGTAGTGGGCGCTTGTGCCCGCAGCAGGGTTAGCAAACCAGCCCGCGATGTTTTCCGCAATCTGATCTGTCTCTGGGGTTTCCATCGTGTGCACGACCACCCAAAGCGGATTTAGCGCGGGTGACCACGTGCAATTCTGTGTGGGGTGAATCGAATTTACCAGCGAAGAATCAGCCTCAGTGAAGCTCATTCCCCCTCCTTATCTATGTACTTTAGGGGTGTGAGTGATTCTCACACCCCTGTTCCTTCTACACCGTGCCACTATCCCCCCGGCGGCGAGCGCGGGGGCTGTTGTGTGGGGGCGTCGTTTATGTTGATTGGGGCCGACCATAGAAGGGCTTCTATGTAGCGTGCTAGATCGGCTGGGATCGGGGGTGCTGGGGGTGGGGTGTGGCGGGTTATATGGGAGTTTAGTAGGTTGATGTGGGAAATTGCCATTGAGAGAGCTAGGCGGGCGCGGTCTTGGATACGGTAGGCTTCTTCTTGCCTAGTGCGGGCCGATTCTTCTACGGCTTTCACTGTTGCTTTTAGCACAGCGATTTCATCACGTAGCGCGGCGATTTGCGCCTGCTGGTAGTCTAACTTGACTTTTTGGCGCTGTGAGCGCATTTCGCCGAATCGTCCTAGCCATGCGAAGAAAGCGGTTGCTGCGCCGCCTATGGCTACTCCTATAGCTGTCCAGGCTTCGGGTGGTAGGATCGGCATCCGGCCTCCCCTCCCCTAGCGGTATTCTGGACTGATGTATGGGTCTACGTTTGAGTTGAGTGCCGCGCGGCGGGGGTAGAAGTCCACCAGTGGGCGGCCCCAATCGCGTATACCCCATTCGGTGAGGTACCAGGGAAAATCTGATATGTCGAATGCCTTCCACGGCTCCTCAGGATTGAGGATTTTAGCTATTTCACCATTCGCCGCCCACGGGTCTACTGTCTTACCAGTCGCAAGCATCTCAGGCACCCCAGAATGCGTATTGAATGCGTGTACGAAGGCGTTGGTGTCAGTGCCGACAATCCCGTATGTCTGCGCAGCGACAATTAGCATTCGGGTTAAGGGATTGTAGGGTAGGCCCGTGAGTGGGTTGTGCATTGGGTCTACATCCTTGCGCACCCGGCCCCATTGCCCGTGAGTGGGGCTATTAGGTGCCTCTGACGGCGGCGCTTTCGCGTCTGATGCAGCGGCGGGCCATGACGGGGTGCCGTGCAGCCGAATCACCCGGCCCTGCGCATCATAATCAGCCGACGTGGCAGCAACCGCGCCGAAAGTGAAAGCCAGGGCATGATTGATTTTCCCCGCGCGCACCTCGTCAGGGTGAATAAATCCCAGCGAGTTGTGCATACACGCGACTGCTGACTGTCCCGATTGGGTCTGCGCGGCGGGATTCGTGCGCGAAATATCCCGGCCAGGGTCATTCACACTGAATCCGCCCACCCCCGCCGTGTAGACCGGCTCACCATTAGGGCCTTTACGGTCAGGGAGCGGGCCGTGCACGTCGAAATATTCACGCCAAATACCTGTTCCGATGTCATAGAGGGACATGCCCCGGTCGCCATTCTGCGCGGGTAGCGCCCCTGTAGGGAGCGGTATCAGGCCGCTAATGATTTTCTGCACAGCCACGGGGCCTTTAGGCCCCTGCGGGGTGGGTGTAGCATCCCACCCCACGGTACTCATGCCGTCAGTCTTGCACTCCATCCAGGCGTACTCCGTGGCGGGGTGGGTGGAGTCCACCACATAGGCGGCGATAGGCTGTGTACCAAAGGCAGAGGAATTGAGCGCGGTCTTAGCACCCCAGCCGCCGCCTTTCTGGCCTTTCACCCACGCTGTGCCCCAGGGGTCAGGTGAATTCTTGTGCATCCAGGCCGCCATGCCCGCACTATTCGGGTGCAGCGGCATTTCTGACACGTCACGGGTAAAAACCGTGTTCTGATAAATCGGATTATCAGGGTGGAATGCGTCAGCCACCAGGGCCGGGTGATTCACATAGGATGAAGGCACCCACGCCCCAGTGATACGCTCCTTCGCCTGCAGAGCGTATGCGCGCCCATCCTTTAACAGCTTGCTAGGCAACGTTTACACCTTCATCCTTGCGCTTGTAAATGCGGATACCCTTGCATTCTGCGGTATTGAGACGGAAGCCGATCATGCCTGTGACATTCTTACCCGCCTGGCCGTTGAATTTCGACCAATCCTGTACAGCCTTACGGCCCTGCGGGTGCTCCGGTGTGCGCGGCGTGGTGACAGTGTAAACATCGTCCACAATATCAATCCGCCACGTGCCAGCGCGCTCAGCCTCAGGGATAGTGAGCACGTCCTTCACGCCGTCTTTCGTGAAGCCGACCAATTGATAGCCCGCATCTGCCATGTAGAGGCCCGCCAAAGCCCCAATCCAGAACTGCGCTGCTTGGCGCGGGTCTGATTTGCTAGGCACAAAATCGAATTCAAAAGACAGATTACGGGTCTGTGGGAAAACCATTGTAATAGTTTCACGGTGCTGTTCTACATAGGTGCCGTGGTCTGATATTTTCCAGGATGCACGGGTGGAGGCGGTCTCATTCCGCCCGCGCGCCCATCCAGCCCCAACCTGATAAAAGTGAGCCTCACCATAGCCCCCAAAGGCGTTATTCAGCTTCTCGCCCTTACGCGGCGTGTAATGCCCGTATTTGCCGTTATCGTCCACGGATGACGTGCCCGGCGCCGACGGAGTAAGCTCCTGACCTACGGGCCGCAGTGACGGATCATCAGACACCCACAGCTCACGGGCCTCAATAGAACCTATGGTGCTAATCCACTCATACTTTCCAGTTGTCACATACCCATCAAGAGCGGTAGCACTCACCGTGTATTTAGTGAATCCCTCACCAGGCACCTTGACCGGGCCGGGCTGCACCTTATTCCCGTCGAGCCAGTACTGCACGCCCGCCACCTCAGGGATAATCACCGTGCGAGTAGCAGGATGGAAAGCCGGGCGCTTAGGGATGACAGGAATAGCATCCTGCGGCTTCCCCTGCACCCACACCGTAGGCAGCCCATCCTTGGCAGACTCAGGCTCCGTGTCGCTATGCACGATATGATACCCGCGCTCTGCAGCAGAATCCCCAGACATTGACGGGGCGGTCTCACCCGGCTTAGCCTCTACAAGCCAGAAAGGCCCCTCATATTTACTTGCCATTATCTCTCCTCAAAAAATCCGACAATATTCAGAATGTAACGGCCAGGGGTTGTTATCCCGTCAGTCTGCACCTGACGGCTACCCTTATCTACCCACACGCCGCCGCCGCCGGGCGTTACTGACTGCATCTCAATCAGAGATGAAGGCACAGGCCCGTCATTCGGTATAGAAAATAGGGTGTCGCGCGGGATTTTCCCTGCTGGGATCGTGAAATCAAGGTGTATTATCCCAAATCCTGTATTCGGATCGTACTCCATGAAATGCCGCTCTAAGGCATTCTTACCCTCTGCCTTCACAACCGTAGTGCCCTTCGCTACCCACGAAAGACCATACCGCTTACGTGGCTTCTTCTCAGCCCCGGCGGGCCTATTTTCCAGGGCCTCTATACGCGACAGGATCGACGATAGGTCAGCTGTGGGTAGCGTCACCGTGCCCCCGTCAGGCGATAGCGTCAGAGCATTACCTGACAGAGATAGCTTCTGCGGCACGCCTGTACCCGGATCACCCTTAGGGCCAGGCGGGCCAGGCTCACCCCGCTCACCTCGAGTACCCGGCGTACCCGGCGTACCCGGATCACCCTTAGGGCCAGGCGGGCCAGGAGGCCCCTCAGCTGCGGTGGATGCCCACTGCGGAGCCGGGGGCGCTTCACCCGTCGGCATCTGCTTCACCAAATCAACATCCTTGCCAGGTGCTACGTACACATACCCGCCGGGGTACGGCACGCAGTTCCCGTTTTCGTCGAAAAGCTCAGCATCCACAAGGTACCCCCACATCTCAGGCTGCCAGCCCTCCTGAGGGGCCAGCAGCCGCACACCCTCAACCCCTCCACGGGGGGCGTCACGTAGTACACCGCGCACTAGGTAACCTATCCGCTGCGACGGCGCATAGAGCGCGTCACCGCCGACAGCCTGTGATGTCGGAGTGAAAATTACCCTGCCGCTGAGTGGCACAGGTTTACCATCGCGGGCCTGATGCGTATTGAATTTAGCGCGCACCGTGCCGTAGCGCGGCGCCTTATCCTCACTACCCATTGGCTCTCCTTCCTCATCCCCGTGCTGCAAGCGCTGCTTCCAGGGCTGCTATGCGCTTCTCTAGCGGTAGCACGCCCCGTATCCAGGCTTTTACACGGTTTTCTACGAATTCGCGCGGCGGCACGTCGTATGGATTCTCTTCCGGCGCCTCTTCGTTTCCGGCGCCGATTGAGAACTTACGATCAGTCGCAAAGAGGTGCCCTACGCTGATGCTGTCTGCCTTGTCGAATACGGCCTCAATATTCTGCGGTGTCACCCCGTGCACAATATGCCAGAACCGCCATGAGGGCACCCCGTCATAGTGCGCGGGATGTATCTCCGTCTTCGACCTATCTAGGTATTTCTGTGCGTCTGATTCGTAGGTGACTGCGATGTCGCAGGCCTCCATCATTTCCAGGCGCGTATTCGAGCCTGGATTAATCGCCACCAGAGTATCCGCACCTAGCTCACGCTTGATGCGCTCATACAGCCGCTTGTACCACGGCATGATCTTTTTCTGCTGCTCGTCCCACGCATTGATACACACATCCAGGAATGCCCCCCCGAAAATATCGGGGTAGTCTTCCTTGCAGGCGTGTAGATTCTGCATGATGTAATCCTCAGTGAATTTAGTGACGCCCTCCATGCTGATTCCCAGCGTGGAGCGCACACGCTCACGATATGCTTCGTCCGCTTCTGGGGCCATAGCCCCATACTGAGTTTTCACGTAGAAAAGTGCCTTTTTCGCACCCGCAGCGAGTGCCAAGCGGCCTTGCTTCTGAAAGTCAGGGTCAGGGCGTTTGCTGAGCCAGTCACCAGAGGCCCGGTTGAGGATTACTAGGCCTAGTGTGTTGCCGAATTCCAGGAATTTGTTCCATTTGCTGTCTGTGCCGTTGTAGTAGTCAGGCCAGGTGTATGTGACAGGGCTGTAGTAGTGCTCGCCGGGTTTGAATCCCCAGTGCTGGCCGATGGTTATAGCTGCCTGCACCGTGGATTCTATCTTTTTCTCTATCTGTGTGAGTTTTTCCTGTACGAGCGGGGCGACGATGGACTCTAGCACCCCTGTTTCTACTGCGGTTTTCTTGTCACGTAGGAAGGTGGATATGAATTCCCCGTTTACTTCGACACGCACGTTTTCGCGGCGTTCTTCCCCCACGAAGAGGGCTTGCCCGGTGGCGTGCCCTTGAGCTTGGCACATTTCGACCCGTAGATTACTAATCCATGTCTCCACGTGGAAGCCGTATGCGGCCCCCTTGGCGGTGCCGCGCGCAGACTCAGCTCTGCAGGCCAGCACGAGCGAGTCTTTCGCATCATTGCAGACGTAAAAGTCTGCTGCTTCCTGCGGGCGGGCGGCCCCAGTCTTCGCAGTGTCAGCAAATGATGACGATTCACCGATACAGCCGATCAGCTGATTTTTACCCCACTGCAGCATCCACCCATGACCGCCGTTTTCTTGTGCCGTGCAGCCAATAAAAATATTCTTAGTGGACTTCACAAACCAACCCGCACCCGCGTGCATCCACTCACGGTTTCGGGACGCGGCGGCGGTCTTCTCAGCACCCATCTGCACATACTCCCCAACGAGCGCGCCCGCTTGGTTGAGTGCGGGGGTGGGTAGGCCGTAGAGGTCTTGCCAGGGGCGAGTGCGGCGGTTGTACCAGCTGGTGGACTCTACGAATTTGCACTGGCTGGTGTAGATTTCTATGCCTGCGTATGAGCCGCCGCTGATGTTGGCGCCTGATACGTCGGCCATGATGAATTTGTTATCTGCTGCGCCGGGGCCGCCGGGCACTTTTGCGATGCGCTCAGGGTGGTTGTCTGGCTTTCCGACGATTAGGCCTTGGCGAAGGGTACGGCGGATGCGCAGGTTGTGTACTTTCATCGCCTGATCGTCATTGCCGATGATTGCGGCGCCTATGTCCATGTCCCATATTTCTACGTCGGAGAGTGTGGGCACGGCGTCTGGGTCTGCGGGTGCGCCTCCAAGGTCTGTGTTGTAGACGATTCCGGCGACGTTGGGGGCGGGGTCTTGGTGCTGGTTGTCGGCGGTGCGGGCCATTATCATTAGGTCTCGCACGCCGAAACGTAAGCATGTGGGGTCTTGTAGCCGCTCTTCATAGGTGCCTGTGTGGAAAACGCCGGTGAGTTCCGGCGCTGGCTTTGTGGCGTCCACGAATATGCGGGTGCCTGCGCCGTCGCCTTGGATTTGGACGAATCCTTTCAACTTCAAGAACGGGTAGGACACTTTGTATGTTCCTGCTGGGATGCGTACCCGCCCGCCTGTTCCTGGGGTGGCGGTGGAGGCTGCTTTGTCGATTGCTGCCTGGATTGCTGCAGTGGAGTCGATCATGCCGTATGGGTCTGCACCGAAATCAGGGCTGGTTACGTCAAGTGCTGCGCCGTGCTGGACAGCGAGCGCGGCGGTGAGGCCGTTTCCTGTGAGGCGGTTTTGTGTGAGTGTGGGTACTGTGAGCGGCATTTCTTCCCCTTATGTCTTATGGCTGTGTGATTGTGGCGGTTCCGTCGCCGTTGTCTGTGATAGTGATTGCTGGGGCTGCGGGCTGGCCTGTGGGTGGGGTTTTTTCGAGTGTTGTTAGCCGCTGGGATACGGTGGCTATTTTTTGGTCTAGGGGGTTGGTGCGGGCTTCGATTTCTTCTATCACGCCTTGCTTTGGGCTTCCGTAGAGCTTTCCTGCGGTGTCTACGGCGGCAACTTTTGCTAGGTCAGCCATTGTTTTCTCCTATGGTTATGGTGGCGGTTCCGTCGCCTGCTTCTGTGACTTTGAGTAGCCTGAGGGCTTCGTCGCGGGTTAGCCCGGTTTTGTCTGTGGTGGGCGGGGCGGGGGGTGCTGCACCGTATTTCCAGGTGTTGCGTGAGAAAGTTTCGGTGGTTTGGGGGTCTCCATTTTGGGCGTTTAGGGTGGGGGTTTCGTCTAGGATGATGTTTTGGCCGGGGGCGGCGGTGAAAGTTTTGATGGGGTGCACGGCGGGGGTTGTGGGGGTGTTGGGCACAGCGGCGTATGCTGCTGGGGCTGCGGTTGGGGTGGGGATGCGCACTCCGTCTGTTTCGCCTTTGGTGTCAGTGTAGAGGCGTCCTGCTATGAGGTGCCCGGTGACTTCTGGGGCGCTGGGGTTTTCAGTGGTGAGGGCGGGGATGAATGTTATGGTGCCGTCTCCTTTTACCCCTGTGGGTGCGACGGCGACGTATGCCCACCGTTGCTCTTCATTCTCCGGCGCCATTGTCGATTACCTCTGCGTCTACTTTCATGGGGGCGGGGGGCTGCGGGGTTGTGGGGGTGTTCATGATTTCGTGGTTGAGTAGTGCGTCTCGGAGGTCGGCGTTTTCAGCGGCGAGTACTTCGCATTTGATTTCTAGCTGTTCGCGGGTTAGCTTCTGGTTTTTCACGTGGTTTGCCTTTCTGTGGTTTAGTTGCGGTTGAGGGGGTGGAATAGCAGCTCTACCCATATGTCGCTTGCGGGTGATGTGTCTAGGTTGTGCAGGAAAAGGCTGCACGAGCTGCTGGTGCGGTTACGAATATTTGCGGTTACCGCAAAATTTGTGATCGGCTGAGCTGTGATGAAGGGGATTTGCCCTTGGTCTGTGAAATTGATTTTGATTTCTGTCCAGCCGCGCACGGGGAGGTTCTGAGGGCCGACGCTTGTGTAGAAATATGAGTTTGTGCGGGAGAAACGCCCCTCTAGGCGCATATTCGTCAGCACGCGCAAGCTATCGCTGATGTTTACGCCGCCGTTGATGTCTATATATAGCCCTTTCATCTCATATTCAGGTGCGCCGGTGGCGCGCATCCCGATGTGCAATGCTCCCTGAGGATCCATGCGAATAACCCCGTTGGGGGCTTTTTGGTCTGCATCCAGGGGCCGCATCTCGATCACTGATGCCATAGACCCGGTGACACCCCGCGCCGGGGTTGAGTAGGCGGTCAGTCCCGCTTTATTACGGGCCGCAGTAGAGAAAGTGCCGATGAAATGATTCTCTGTGCCTGATGCGTCAATTTTCACGGTCTGTTCCCCGGCGGCGTTGAAAGCAGCTATGCCGTCGCTGCTGATTTTCACGCCGCGACGTGCCGCACGGTCAGTCTGCAGAGCACCTGAGGTAATCATTTTTGCCGCAATATCATCCACACGCACCCGCTGCGCAACCAGTTCAGGCGTCACAATACCCTCAATCACGGTAGCCCGCTGTAAAATCGCGTCCTCAGTCACCACGAGCCGCTTCACCTCAGCAGACATAGCCCGCACCACCTGCGCGGCCAGCTGCTCCGTCACATTCAGCTGACGCACATCAATAGTCCCAGGCACAATAAGCGAGCGCCCATCAAATACCGGCCCGTCTACGGCTTTATTCTTGATGCCTGCTACTGCGGTGTCAGTTATTTTTTCGGGTGTGGTGGCGGCTTCTACGGCTTTGATGCGGGCCTCTGATTGGGTTAGGGCTTCTTCTGCCTTGCTGAGGGTGCCGCGCGCTGATTCTACGACTTTCGCGGCTTCACTGATGCGGGTGTCGAAATCGCCGATAGTGTCCCCATCCCAGCGGTGCACACGCCCGGAATTATCGGCGTACAGTGTCGCCTCAGAAGGGCCGGCGACTTTCACCCCGTGCGGGGTGGAGGCCGGGGTGCGTAGCCGCTGCACCAGCTCACGGAGAGTGTCAGCCGGGCGGGTGGGCCGCTGATCCTCATACGCTACCACTGTGCCTCCTGGAAATCTATTGTCACCTCAGGGTCAAGTGAGCCGCTCATTTTGATAATCCTCATCGGGCGCGTCCCATTCGGGACACTCACCCACCCCTGCGTTGTAACCGTCGCCACATCACCAACGAAAAAAGACCCCAGAGGGGTTTTCCTACTAGACGCCGGAAATTTCAGTGTCACCTGATCCACCATCGCCTGACGTGCAGCGAGCGCACCTTCTGCTTTCTGCTGCAGCACGGCCTTGTCGGATTGGTCTGCGTCGGATAGGACGGTCTCTAGGTATGGGGCACCTTGTGCAACGCCGGTTAGGTTTTCGGCGTAGGCGATTGCGGTGCCTTTACCTTCGCCTGAGCCTGTGCACCAGACACGGTGTACTATGTTTTTCCCGCTTGATTTGACGGTGATGTCTTCTAGCTCTCCGCTGGGGGCGGTGGTGTCGAAATCGGGTGTCCAGGTTTGGGCTATGAAGGGGTATTCTTCGGTTCCGTGGACAAAGACCCATTTCACGAGTGTGCGCTGTTCATTGGCCCATGCGGGGCGGATCATGATGTCAGGGCCGTTGATTACGTTGCTTAGCTCTGTCCAACGCTTAGCAATAATATTATTGGCTACATTCCAGTGCTCATAGGTGCGCTGACGCTCGCCGGTGTCGCCTAGAGTGCCGTGGACTAGTGGGAATTGCCCGCCGGGGCGTTCCATGCCGTGCACTGCGAGCGCCCACGCGATTTCTCCTAGTGTGGTGTGGTGGTATTGGAGGTTTTGCCAGATTGTGCGGTGCTCGAAATACCAGCGCACCCCGGCGGCTTTGATTTCTAGGGTGTTTAGTTTTTCTGTGCCCCAGTCGGTGACTGGCCCGGCGATGATGGGGTGCTCGATTCCGTCAGGGCCGGTGTGGGTGAGGAGTACCCCGCCTGTGGGGGGCTGCCACATGCTGGATGGGATTTTGTACAGGGAGGGCTTGTGCACTGTGGCGCTCAGCTCTTCTGTCTTGTTTAGTTCTATGTCCCAGCTGAGGGATTGTGTTTCGATTTGGGCGCCGACTTGGCCTGTGCGCCAATCGATCCAGTATGCGCGGTAACCCATTCACCCACCCTTTTTCTTCTTTTCATTCTTTGGCTACGCCGACGTCGATTACTGCGATTTGGTCGCCTGCAAAGCCCCATTCGCCACCGCCGAAAACCTGCCAGCGGTGGTTACCCACTTTGCGCTGCACCGTGTAGTGGATGCGGTGCATACCTGCCTTGACTGTGAGCACGCGCTGCGTGTCCTCGGTATTAGCGATGTTGTCGATGGTGCGCTCTCGCCTGAATTTAAATTCACCGTCAATATAGACTTTGTAGACGATGGAGCCGCGCTCAGCGTTTGGCCCGGCGCCGATTGCGGCGACCGTTGAGGATAGCAAAATATTGATATTTCGGTCTGTGGGCACGTAGAATTCACCGGCGCCACGAGTGAAGACACCTTCGCCGCGCGGGGTGTCTTCAAGATAGAAATTGTGGTGCAGCAGCCCGTATGACCCGCCGACCGGGCGGGAATACACAGGGTTTCCCGTCTCAGGGGCCGCACTCGTGGAGCGGGTAGAGGCGGTGATAGTGCGGCGGGACAGCATGACCGCATTAGCAGGCAGGCTCGTGCCCACCGCCACCACAGCAGCGTTATTCCCCTCCACAGGAACCGTGTTCTGCTTCACGAAAATGTATTCTTCGCGGGAGCCTGTCGCCGGGGGTGGCTGCGTGTTGAGCGTCTGCGCCTGCACGGGCACACGCACCGCACGGCCAGGCGAGAGATGCACCACCACAGCACCCGGCGCTACCTTCCAGGCCATAGTAGACGTACCAGTCACCTCACACCCTGAGATGATGCCCGCCTCAGGGTACTCAGCGGCGGTGATCGCCTGAATATCATCCGGTGTCGTACCGGAACCCTGAGCATCATTCGGGATACCAAACCCTACAGCCATATGCGGTGTCTCCTCTATATGTATGTGTCTCTAAATTCGATGTCCACCCACCCGGTGGACACTGCGGGCGCCTCAACCTCTACCGTGAACCCGGCGCGGGGCGGCACGGAATGCCAGTCCCGCCACGTCAGCTGATGCGTGAAATCCATCCCCGCAATCAGCACTTGGCCGCGTGCGCAATCAATCGTCACAGGCGACGATTGCGTTACCGCGTAGGGGTATTCGATGATGCGCCCGGCTGAGGTGAGCCGGAACCCTGAGGGCCATTCCCCGCGCACCACATATTTAGGGTGCGCGGTGGCGTTTCCCTGATGCGTGATAGCGGCACCCTGCGGGGGTTTCGCCCCATAGGACAGTACCCCTGTAGGTTCTGGGAAAAACAGCGGGTACTTGAGGCCCGTGCCCGCACCAGACGGGAATATTTGGGTAGTGATTGGCTTACCGTAGAGCCACGGCTCGGGTGCCACGAGCGGCACCTCTAGCGTGAAATCCTGTGTAGTCTCGTAGGAGTGCTTTATTTCGCCGTCTAGGCGCACCTGACAGGACAGCTCAAGCTCACCCACCGTGACAGTGAGCGTGCCCGGCTTCCCGTCGTATAGGAGGCCGCTCACGAACCTGTCTGCCACAGCGCGGGTACGGTCGGAATCAAAATAGAAATACCCCTTGAGGGTGAGGGTACGGCCCGTACGGATCGCAGGGTTGAGCATCATCCCATGCCCAATCTTGCGCTGCACATCGTGGGCCTCTACCCCCACCCCACCAAACCAACCATCCAAATCAGTTAGCCAGAATTCGGCCTCTTCTGAGTCTTCCTGCGCCGTGAGGATCATTTCGCCGTGTGCCCCGGTGAGGTGGGCGAACCTTGGCAGCATCTCAGACTCAGACATTTACGCCTCCCTGTGCTAGCTGGTAAGCGAGCGCTTCTCCAACGCGGCGCCCGAAACGGTCAGGTGACATTTCTTCCTGGCCGGTGACGTTCACTGTGAGGCCGCCGCCGGGGGTGTACCCCTGCGGCCCGTGCTTCCCCTCTGGTGAGTACACGCCGCCTGTGCCCGCGTAGGCGGGCGGGTACGGTGTTTTCGGTGGGGGCGGCGGGGCCATGAGCTTCGCCATGTTTTCCCGCACAGGGTCACGCATTTTGCGCATACCCTGTATGTACCCCTGGCCGGTGTACACACCGAATTGACGGAAGACGCGGGACGGCGAGTGAATGCCAAGGATGTTCTTAGCTTTACCCACCGCATCATTAATCGGCCCAGTGACGGCGTTCACAATGTTTTGCGCCATTTGCTGCACGCCGTTTATGAAGCCTTGCATGAGGTTCCGTCCGTGGCCTACCATCTCGCCGACCCATCCGCTGACTGCGGAGAATATGCGGCTACCCATTCCTGTTACGGTGCTCACGGCTTCGTTTACTTTGCCGCTGATGATACTTACGATTTCGTTCCACTTGGACGATACCCACGAGCTAATCTGACCCAGGGCACCCGAAATGATGCTCACCATTTCGTTCCATT